GTTGTAAGTGGTGCTGTAAATTGGTCGTAAACTCCAAAATAAATATTCTTTACTCCACCGCTTATTCTATTGCAGTCAAGCCCCCTTCCCTTTGTTAGTGCTGTACACGCCATGATATTTGTTTTTTTTAGGTTAAGGGAGTGAGTGCCTAAGCACCCACTTCCGTATTATTTATTTTATTATGATTGTCTTACGATATCAGCTCCAACTCCTGTCTGTACACCTGCTGAGTAACGAGCAACTAATCTCATATTGTTCATATTGTAAGCATTAACATATCCTAAAGTAGATACTGCTGATACATATAAAGCGTAAGTCTTAGGACTCATATAAATATGTAAATCTTCTTTTCTTAAGATAGCTGAAACGTTAGCAGCCATATCAGCTGTTAAAGTTTGTAAGTTAGCTATGATGTTAGCTGCTGTGTAAGCTGCTGAAGCTGAAGATTGAACAACTGTTGCATCAACTCCCGGTAATAAAAGACCTGTAGCTGCCCCTAAGAAACCATTGAATTTCCCTGCTACAGCAGTTCCTGCCCAAATACTTTCTTCTGTTGCTTCTGCTATGATTTCTCCCATATAAGAAATTACATAGTCATCAAAAGATGCAGGTGGTGGTGCTCCTGCTCCTGCTCTCATTTCTAGAGCTTCCCAACTGTCTAGTAAAGTAGATTTACAAAGGTCTAAGTTGATTTGTAAGTTCTTAGGTTCTAATACCTTTTCAGTAAGTGCTAAAGTACCTGCTCCTGTAAAGTTGCAAGTTGCATCAGCAACTACTCCTGAACCTGCCATACGTTGGATATTACTCTTAAATTTGATGTTTTCAATAGATGTTAAGTAATCTAAAGAGTTTGCTTGTTTCAGTGCTGCAGAAATATAAAATCCTGCTGCTTTTCCCGAAAAATTGCTAGTTGTTGTAAAGCCATGTTTTTTGTTTTTTATTTATTAATATTATTTATTTAAATCGTGTAAGAATTTTTCTCTTCTTGTCATTTTGTTGTATTCTGTTCTTGAAACAGGTTTTCTGTCTGAACTGAACTTGTTTACATCTAAAGGAGCTGATGCAGGTTGTGCTGCTAACTCAGTCTTAAGTTTTTCGTTTTCTTCTTTTAACTTAGTCAATTCATCTTCTGCTGAGAACTCAACTACTTCTGTAGTTTTTATAGACTTAGGAGTTGTTCCTCTTTCTTCAACTTCCTCAGCTAATTCCTCAACTTCATCATCACCTCCTACTTTTTCTTCTTTAAGACTTGCTACTGCATCTTCTAGGTTTTGTATTCTTTTTTCCATACCTTCCCAATCAGCAACATCTGCATAATCTTTTTTATCTTCTTCTTCTTCAGCTAATTCAGATGCTTCAACTTCTTCTTCAACTACTTCTTCAGTTTCAGTTTCCATAACTTCAGCAACAATACCTTCTTCTTCAACTCTAAAAGTAACCCCTGTGTCAGTCTTGTATGTTCCAATTGGTAAAGGAATAGTTGTACCATCTTCAGTTAATACTGAAACGTCCACCGACTCAGCTAATTCATCAGCAGTTGAAACGAAAATAGTTCCATCTTCTGATTTTGCTTGCCACTCTAATTTGATTGTTTCTTCTTTGTCAAGTCCAAGTGCTACTAAAATTTGCGTCTTTAAATCCATAGTTTATTTTTTAAGTTCTGTTATATAATAGAATAATTATTTATTTGTTTGATTTTTATAATTCCGAGCTTTTGATAAGTTCTTTATATGCTTGTTTTCCTGCTGCTATATCCTTGTCAACATTTTTATCTTCATATAATCCTTTGTAAATGTATTCTGTTTGCTTTTTTAAATCTTTAGCAACTCCTAATTCATCAACTTGTTGTTTGAATTTTTTACTAGCTTTAATTATTCTATCGTTTCTTTTCTTTAAATTCTCTAGTTGTTCATTCGCTTTTCCTAAACTTGCTCTAGCTTCTCCTATAAATTTTCTATAATTAGACCTAGACTTTCCGTTAGCATTAACATCAGAAAGTATATCATCTACCATTCCCAACTCAACCTTCTCAGTCTTAAGTTCAGTTTTGTTTTCTCTTATTAGCTTGTTTAAAGCACTTAGTATTTGTTCTTGTGTTGGTTTCATATTATCTTATTTTTGATTTAGCGTCTTTCATATACATTTTTGCGTCTTTTGTTTTTGCAGTTATTTCTTCAGGTATATCAACACCTAATTCTTTTGCTTGTTTAGTAAATTTATCTGAAGCGTCAAGTGAGTTTTCAAATTCTTTAATTGAAGCTATAAAAGTTTTTTCTGCTGCTATCAATTCTTTTCCTGCTTTTTCGTAAAACCTATATCCCTGTGCCCAAGCTGAATCAAAGTCATTAGCTAAACTTAAATCAACCTTCTGAACACTTAACAATTCTTTTAGTGCTGTCTTAACTTCTTCTGTTGTAAATTCTTTCTTATTCATTTGTTCAAATTTATTAGTAAAGTAACCTTCAATTGAAAGACCTTTTAATTCTCCTTCTTTGATTTTATTCCAAAGCTCATCATTCTCTATCTTCATTTTAACAAACCAAGTGCCGTTAGGTAAGTCGTAACCGTATAACTTAGACTTATCTTGGTCACCTTCCTTAATCCAACTTTCAACTGTTAGAACGCCTGAAACTCTGTCTTGATGTTGATAGGTTGCTTTGTGGTGATTGTTATGTTTTAAATATAATTCAGAAGCTTTTCTAACTGTATCAGGACTAAAGTAAACATAGTAGTCTGAGTCTGTATTAGGGTCGTGTCTGAATATTTGCTTATTAGGAATAAGTGCAGGACTAACCAACATTCTTTTCTCCTCATCTACTTTTGCAAATGTTAAGTTGTTCTTTTCTTTTCCAAAGTAAACAAAGTCTTGTTCTATTGCAGGTGAAGTTACTAAACTGATAGCGTCAATAGCTAATTCTTGACTATCATCTGCAATTACTAATTCTACTATTTTAGTTGGTGTCATATTAAATGTTCTAAAGTTCCGTTACCTCCTATTCTAATTATTGTGTCAATTGTTTCTTCTGTAAATGGTTTCATAATATATTTTTTTACAAATATACTATTATTTTATGCTTTTTCTACTGCTTTTACTTTATTACCCATAGACTGTAAAGAACTATCTAATTTTTTAACATCTTTCACCCCGTTTTCAATGATGTTTGGTATGTCTACACCTAATTCTTTAGCTTGTTTTTTAAACTGTTTATATTCTCTGTTAATATCCACACTTAACGATTGTGCTTTATTTATAGGTTTTGCTACTGCTTTTACTACATTATCTATCTTATCAAAAGCACTTACTGCTTTATCAAAACTAGATTTAAACTCATTAATCATTTTAGATAATTCTTTAACAGATGCTAACTCAACTCTTTCAACTTTACTCAAGTTATATTCTTTAAATGCTTTCAATTCTTTTTCGTATTGCTCGTAAGTCTTTCCTAATGGTGTTGGTCTCATTTTATTATAGTTTTTATTATTAGCTTTTTCACAGGCTTCTTTAGAATCGTATTTACATTCTCCTGTCTTTCCCCATTTGTATTTTCCGTTTTCACATTTTGTGCAAGGCATAGGATTCTCTTTGGTATATAATAGATATATAGTTAATATATTTGATTTTAGATTGTAGCTCTTCTTCTAATATTGGCTAATTGGTTTTGACTGTTTGTCATTTCATCAGTTACTACATAAGCTCTAGTTGGTTCAGGTTCTAATCCACCTGACAAGTCAAAAGCTCCTGACATCATTTGTGGAGCAGGTGGCTGTGCAGGTGCTGTAGTTCCTCCTCCTCCTCCTGAGTTTGGAACATCTGTTTGCATAATTGTTCTTACATTATTTAAACCTGCTGCAATTACGGCTGCTCCTGTTGCAAAACCTGCTACACCACCCTGTGCAAATGCCTTATTTGCACCTACATAAGTGTCTATAACAGCTGAAGCTACGGCTAACGCTTTATTCTCACCTGCTAAAGAACTTAAAGCTCCTGCAAGCCCTGAGAACGCTTCTAATTGAGTATTTACATTTTCTTGTATTAAGAGTGATTTTTGTTTATTAAATTGTTTTTCAATAGCTGTAGTGTCCATTCCTGACTTCCTAGCCATTTCTTTCTTTAACTTATAAGCAGTTTTAAGTTCTTCTAATTCTCTTTGTAGACCTGACATTCCTTCAGCTCTTACTTCATTTTGAGTTTCTAAAAGTTCTTTCTCTAAAGCTACTGCGTTAGTCTTTTGTTCTGATAACTGACCTGTAATAGTCTCTTCAAGTTCAAGCATAGCAACTTTAGCTTCTTGTAAAGCTATGTAGTTTTCTTCACTTGCGTTTATATTATACTGTTGCTGTGCTGCGTCTATACCTATTTGAACTTGCTCTCTTTGAAGTTTTTGTTGTTCTGCAAGTATGTCATTTAACTTGTTATTGGCTTCTATTCTTTCTGTAAAGGTCTTAGTCTCATCATCTCTTATTTGTCTTTGTACCTCAGCGTCTTTTAAGTATTGAGCATTTAACTTACTAAACTCTACTGCTGCTCTATCAGCTGCTTTTGCTGTTTGAGTAATTGCGTCTGCTTGTTTTAAGGTTTCTGTTGTGTATTTAACAATAGTATCAGCAACTTCATCAAAACTATCATCTACCCCTGTAAATACGTCTACTGTTTCTTTTCCTGCTTGTTTTATTGTATCAAATGCAGCACTAAATTCTCCATCTATTATCTGCTCAAAAGCTTTAGCCACTAAACCTAACACTTCTAAAGCTTGGTCAAATCTATCTATAAACCCTTCCTTTATAGCATCACCTAATTCTTTTACTTTCTCAACAGGGTTTGTAAACAAGTCTTTAAAATACCCTGTAATAGTTCCAATATTGTTTTCTATAAATCCAAATAAGTCATTAAAAGCAATACTTAAAGCAGTCATAGCTGTATTAAAAGCGTCTAACACTTTTTGGTTCTTCCCAAAAGTTTCCTTTAATACTTCAAAAGCCTTAGAAAGTAAAGCTACAAATCCTGTCGCTTTTAATAAACTGCCAAAACTAACAGAAAGTTTTTTTACATCTTTAGTTGCTTTCTTAACACCATCACCTAATTTTTCTGTATCTTTTGCAACATCACCAATGTTTGATTTGATTTCTGCTTCCATTACTACTTTATCTGCCATATCTTTATTTTTTAAAGTGCTACTCCTGTTTTTATTTGTGTCATCCTAATTGTTGTTGCCCACATTAAAGTTCTATTATTTGCTCCTTTTACTGTTTGTACAAGATTTGTACCTGATACTGAAATGTCACAAGTCCATCCTGTAGTTGTACCTGTATTAGCTATTGTACTTCTTGACTTGTCAATACTTAAAGTTCCTGCTTCATTAAT